CTAAAGGTGAGTGTAAAAGAATTATTATTAATATGCCACCAAGACATACCAAGTCAGAGTTTGCCTCTAACTTATTACCGGCATGGATGGTAGGACGTAAGCCAGATCTTAAGATAATCCAAACTACCCACACCACAGAACTAGCCATACGATTCGGTCGTAAAGCAAAAAATTTAATTGATAGTCCAGAGTATCAAGAAATATTTAAAACAAGATTAAAAGAAGATTCGCAGGCAGCTGGTAAATGGGAAACGGAACAAGGTGGTGAATACTACGCAGCCGGTGTTGGATCGGCAATCACGGGCCGTGGTGCGGACTTACTTATTATCGATGACCCACACTCTGAACAAGATGCACTTAATATGACTGCACTAGAACGTGCTTATGACTGGTATACTTCTGGTCCAAGACAACGTCTACAACCAGGCGGAGCGATTGTGGTCGTAATGACGAGATGGTCTATGAAAGATCTAACCGGTGCATTAATGAAATCACAAAAAGAATTAAAATCAGATCAGTGGGAAGTTATTGAGTTTCCTGCAATACTACCATCAGGTAATCCTGTTTGGCCTGGTTACTGGAAACTAGAAGAATTAGAATCTGTAAAAGCATCTCTATCTGTTCCTAAATGGAACGCACAATGGATGCAGAATCCAACAGCGGAAGAAGGATCGTTGATCAAACGTGAGTGGTGGAAGGTTTGGGATAAGGATTATATACCACCATTACAGCATGTCATACAATCCTATGATACGGCCTTTTTAAAAAAAGAAACAGCTGACTTTTCTGCTATTACGACGTGGGGTGTATTTATTCCAGATCCTGATAGTCAACCTCACTTAATCTTACTTGATGCCTTAAAAGAACGATTAGAGTTTCCCGAACTGCGTAAAGCAGCCCTTGAACAGTATCGATATTGGAATCCCGAAACGGTGATCGTGGAAAGTAAAGCATCTGGATTACCCTTAACTTATGAATTGCGTAAGATGGGTATTCCTGTTATAAATTACACACCTAGTAAAGGAAACGACAAACATGCTAGAGTAAACGCCGTATCCCCGATTTTTGAGGCAGGGATGATTTGGGCGCCTGATACAAAATTTGCTGAAGAAGTGGTAGAAGAGTGTGCTGCATTTCCGTATGGAGATAACGACGATTTGGTCGACAGTACAACACAAGCAGTTATGAGATTTAGACAGGGAGGATTTATTACACACCCTGAAGATGAAAAAGATCAATCTAGACCTCGGGTACAACGGGAATATTATTAATGGGTTATTTACAAGTTTTAAATTTAATGATCAAAGCATACAAGGCAGCTCGAGGAGTTATGCCTAAAGGACTTGATCTTTTAAAGCTACAACAAAGAGCAAGAAAGAAAGTTATTGATTCTAACAAAGTTATTCAATTTCCAAAAGATAGAATTACAGATCCTTTCAAACCCAGACCTACAAAACCAGAAGGTACTATACCTGTAACTGTAAAAGGTAAAACATCAAAGATGTCACCTGAAGGCATTATGAATATGCTAACAAAACAAGGTAAAGGTAAAGATGTTAAGATAGGACAAGCTCCTAAAACTACAAAAGTAAAACCACCTGTTGATCCTAAACTTGTACAACAAGAATCTACAAGAGAATTATATCGAAGATTAATGAGATCAAACAGAGAAGCTATTAGAAATTTTAAAAAAAGAAACAAAGATGATCCAACTAAAAAAGCTGATGGTGGCAGAGTTAATTTTAATACAGGTGGAGGAATATCAAACGTGATAGGTACTTATCTATCTAACCCAACTTTACAAGATAGATATACTCAACAACAATATGAAGATTTGTTTGGTGTGGGAACAACTCAACCTTCAACAGTTAGTTCTCTTTTACAAAATCAAGTACAACCTACAAGGGTAGCAGCAGCTCCTGTTGTTCCTCCTGTTATAAAACCAATTATACCTCAAGGTGAAGGAGAAGGTGGTGGAGGAATTACTTTTAATAATCGTAATAAAAATTTTGATTATGAAACAGAAGCTTATGGAATTAATCCAACGGGATTAAGTAAAGATGTTTTTGATTATGAATATTCTGCGTATAATCCAGATAAAGGTATTCTTCAAACATTGTTATCAATGTCTCCAGCTTTAAATGCTTTTAAATTTGTAAGAGATAAAGGTGTTGCTGCTAAAAATAGATTTGATAAATTTATGGAAGATCAAAGAATAGCAAAAGAAGAAGCTTTAGCTAGAGAGGTAGCAGAGATAGCTCGAAGAAGAAACGCTCCATCTATTACTTCTGACAGTGGTCCAGGAGAAACTACTAGCGGTACATTTGGTGCATCGGTTAATGAAGCTACGGGAGCAAGAGGACCAGGAACAGGCTTCTCTGATTATACATAATGTCAGAATTTATATCTATACTTGAAAGAATAAAACCGGGTTATAAAGTTGGTGGCCTTGTAGAGAAAGGAACAGAGCTATATGGAAAATACCCACCAGGAGTAAGATATCGACCTTCACGTAATAGAGCTAAACCTTATGAAGTTGTTATAAATGGAAAGACTGTTGGTTTGTATAAAACCGAAAAGCAAGCGGCAGAAGCTTATAAAAAATTAAAAATACCAAAAGGTAAAATAGGTTTATCAGTAGAAGAATTTAAAACTTTAAGACTTAAAAATAAAAATTTAACTGATAGCGAATTTATAAGAGAAGTTATTAAAGATAAGTATGTTACTGAATATGGCGGAAAATTAAATAGACAAGCAGTTGGTTTATATAATGAATCTGCAGGAATTTCTAAACAACTACCCAAAGCTATGGTCCCTAGAAAAGTGGGAGAAATAAAAAAAGTTTTAAATAGAACTAAAGAAGGAAAGAAATCTGTTAAATTATATAATCAAGGAAAATTAAGTTTAGAAGATTTACGTTACAAAGCCACTCAAGCTGCAGCCAGAAAGAAAAAAGCTGACGCTGGCTTTTATAGAACTAAAGAATATTTAGCAAAGAAAAGAGAATACGAACGAACACCTAAAGCTAGAGAAACAAGAAGATTGCGTAATAAAGCAGCAAGACAAGCTTTTGAAAATAAATATGGAGTGTGGACTTCAGGTAATAATCCGAAAGATAGATTTTGGAAAAGCTTGTACACTAGCACTCAAGGAAAAGGACCTTCAAGATTACAATTAGTAAAAAAAACAGTCCCTAAAAAATTTAAAGGGGCAAATGTTAAAAACGTTAAATTTTATGATACTAAAACTGGGAAAACTTTTGGTTATAATAATTTACAAAACTACATAAATAAAAACGTTGGCAAAGGAGCTTATGAAAAAGTATTAACTCCTTTTAAAGAAAAGTTTTTACTAAACGAAACTTTTTTTGACTATAAAGGAAAAAATGTTAATTTAAATCAACTCTTAAACAAAACTTTAATTCCTAATTATAATGCAGGAAATCCTTTTCATACTTCTATGCAAGTCCATCATCCTTTTGGAATAAAGAGAAATCCTTTTGTAACTCAACTTTTAGCTTATGATAAAAATTTTAACGAGTTTAGACCGAGAGAAGCTGTAATGCCAGATATAAAAAAAGCAAAGACATTTGGTGAAAAAAGAAAAGTATTCGAAACCTTTGTTAGAAAATCTGATCCTAAAGTGCTTACGGCTCCTGGAAAAAAAATTTATGGTAAAGATGTTGATACAATTACTAAAATAAAAGATCTATATAAATCTCAAGGCAAAAGAATGCCCCCTGAAGTATTAAAAGCTTTAAAGCAAGCTTCAACAACAGGCACAAGATTTTACGGAGGAATTCCTCTGGATCCCGCGATGTTTAAAGAATTATTTCCTGGATTATCTAATCCTTTTGCAGGTGATTTAACTATTGATGCTTCAAGCACTCAACTTGGTACAGGAAGATTAGGTAAAACAGCAAGCGCTATTAAAAATATTGCAAAGATTGGAGGCAAAGCTTTAGGATTAGCAGCCATACCTCTTGAAGTAGCCAATATGATTAACATGAGAAAACAAGGTAAGACAGCGGCCGAAATTTTAGCATCACCTTTTTTCTTGTCAGGTCGAGTTGCAGAAGCACAAGATCTTTTAAAAATGAGTGATCTTGAGAGACAAGCTGTATCGGAACAACAAATAGCTGGTGATGAATCAATGTTAGATACAGATTTTTATACACCAACACGAGAAGGCATAGAAGCTGTTGATATTGAAGCTGTAAAAGAAAGGGTTAGAAAACAAAGAGAGGCCGAAGAAAAACAAAGAGCTAGAGATAGATCTGTTGGTTCAGGCTTTACATACCCAGATATGTACGGTATAACTTCAGTCAAAGGTGTAATATAATTAACAGGAAAGAGATATGGTAGATAGCGTAGATAAATCATTACCCAACGTAGACATCGAAGATAAAACAAAAGAAGTCGAAGTAGGCGTTCCGGGCACAGAAGAAGTAATTACAAAAGCAGAAACAGAAATCACTATGGATGACGAAGGTGGTGCTGAAATTTCTTTTGATCCAAGAGCAGAAGCTTTAGAATCAAAAGGACATTTTGATAACCTTGCTGAACTTATGGGTGATGAATCATTAGATGAGATTGGAACTTCTCTTTATGATAATTACACAGAATACAAAGAATCAAGAGCTGACTGGGCAGACAGTTATAGAGAAGGTTTAAATTTATTAGGTTTCAAATACGAGAGAAGAACAGAACCATTCAAAGGTGCATCGGGTGTTACTCACCCTGTACTTGCTGAAGCGGTTACACAATTTCAAGCACAAGCTTACAAAGAATTATTACCAGCAGACGGTCCTGTACGTGCACAAATTTTAGGTGATGTTACAAACGAAAAACAAGACCAAGCGAATAGAGTAAAAGATTTTATGAACTATCAACTTATGGATCAGATGAAAGAATATGAACCAGAGTTTGATCAAATGCTTTTCTATCTACCCCTAACCGGTTCTACTTTTAAGAAAGTTTATTATGACGATCTTTTAGGTAGAGCCGTATCCAAATTTGTACAGGCAGAAGATTTAATTGTGCCATACACTGCAAATAGTTTAGATGATGCAGATTCAGTAATACATGTGATTAGAATTTCTGAAAATGACTTAAGAAAACAACAAGTCGGTGGTTTTTATAGAGATGTAGAATTAGGACAACCTCCAATTAACGAAAGTGAAATTAAAACTAAACAATTAGAATTAGAAGGCGTTACAAGAAACGATCAACAAAACGATAACATGTATACTCTGTTAGAGATACATACTAATTTAGATTTAGAAGATTATCCTGATGTTGATGAAAATAATGAGCCAACAGGAATTAAATTACCTTACATTATTACAATCGATGAGTCTTCTCAAAAAGTTTTATCTATTAGAAGAAACTACGAACCTAATGATCCATTAAAAAAGAAAAAAGAATATTTTGTACAATTTAAATTTTTACCGGGCACAGGATTCTATGGTTTTGGTTTAATTCACATGATTGGTGGTTTATCTAGAACTGCAACAGCTGCATTAAGACAGTTATTAGATGCAGGTACTCTAGCTAACTTACCAGCTGGTTTTAAAACTAGAGGTATAAGAATTAGAGATGATGCACAGCCATTACAACCTGGTGAATTTAGAGATGTAGATGCACCTGGCGGAAATATTAAAGATCAATTCATGCAATTACCATTTAAAGGTCCTGATCAGACTTTATTACAATTAATGGGTATTGTAGTTCAAGCAGGTCAACGCTTCGCGTCCATCGCTGATGCACAAGTAGGCGATATGAACCAACAAGCAGCCGTGGGTACTACAGTGGCGTTATTGGAACGTGGATCGCGGGTAATGTCAGCTATACACAAAAGATTATACGTAGGTTTAAAAGAAGAATTTAAATTATTATCACAAGTTTTTAAAACTTACTTACCAGCTGAATATCCTTATGATGTTCCTGGTGCTACAAGAAATATTAAAGTAAAAGATTTTGATGACAGAATAGATATTGTTCCTGTAGCTGATCCAAATATATTCTCACAAACACAAAGAATTAATTTAGCTCAAATACAATTACAACTAGCTCAATCAAATCCAGAAGTTCATGATCTTTATCAAGCATACAGATCTATGTACAATGCGATTGGTGTTAAAAATGTAAATGCTATTTTACCACCACCAGTACAACCAACTCCAATTGATCCAAGTATGGAAGAAATTGCAGCGATGGCTGGTAAACCTTTCCAAGCTTTTCCTGGTCAAGACCATAAAGCACACATTGATGCACACTTAAACTTTATGAAATCTAATATGATACAAAATTCACCTATGGTTATGGGTGCATTACAGAAAAATATACTTGAGAGAATAAGTTTAATGGCTCAAGAACAAATTCAATTAGAATTTCAACAAGAATTAATGCAAGCACAGCAACTTGGACAGGCATTAAAAGCTAATCCACAAAATCAACAGTTAATTCAACAAGTAACTCAACTAACTCAAACGATAAATGCGAGAAAAGCGGTGTTAATTGCCGAAATGACTAAAGATTATATGGACGAAGAGCAAAAAATCATGGGTGAATTTAGTGGAGACCCACTAATTAAGTTAAAAGCTAGAGAAGTTGACTTAAGAGCTGCTGATTTAGAGCAGAAAAAGAAAAATGAAAACCAAAGAATGAATCTAGACAAGGCAAAAGCGATGATGAACCAAGAAAATCAACAAGATAAGCTAGTTCAGAACGAACAATTGGCTAAATTACGTGCAGGAGTGTCATTAGCTAAACAAGGTATGGCTGATGCAAGTAAAGTTCACGATTTTGGTAGAAATTTTGGAAAAAAGTAGATATAATTAACAAACAAGGAGATAAAAATGGGTAAAGATTGGACAAGAGGACAAGCTTACGTAAAAGCACCTAAAATTACAAAAGAATTAGGTGTTGGCAAAGATGGTTACCAAACAGGTGGTAAAACTATCGAAGCTACTGATCCATTAACATCACAAACAGTGACTGTTAAGGGAACGAAAGCTATGAGAGCCGATAAGAAACCAGTTAAAGCTACTTGGTACTAATATGGCTTGGTTTAGTTTAGCAAAAATTGCTTTGCAAGCTGGAAGTAAAATTTATTCTAATCGTCAGAAGACTAAAATGGCGATGTCGGATGCACAGTTAATGCACGCAGAAAAGATGGCCCGAGGCGAAGAAGCTTATCAGGGCAAACTTCTTGAAGCGAGACAATCGGACTGGAAAGACGAATTTGTATTGATTATTTTGTCGGCTCCGATTATAGTATTGATGTGGGCAGTTCTATCGGACGACCCTACAGCAATGGAGAAGGTGAAGTTATTCTTCGAATACTTCTCAACATTACCGTCATGGTATACAAACTTGTGGATCCTTGTCGTGGCGAGTATATTTGGTATAAAGGGGACACAAATATTTAGGAACGGAGCAAAAAAATGAGAAACGACTTTGGAACAAGATACTCTCCACCAAGATTCCCTTAC